AATGTCAATAGATCAAAATACGATCCTAAATAACGTTGATACGCAGACTTTAAACTCAACTGTCGCGATACCTACGACTCAATCTACTACGGTGTTACCATCGACTCTAATTCGAAACTTAAATACGCTTGCTGTGACTACGGTCACGACTGTTCAAGAATTCTTGAGCACAGGTGGTCTTGAACCAACTTCACTTAGTGACACGCAAAAAGCTGACAATAACACAAAGATAGTTAATGGGTCACCTATATTACGTGAACCTCCAGTTAATTCATCTGAAAGTACTGTTGTAACAAAAGATACGGTTGCACTTAAGCAGAAGGGAGACCTTCACGAAGATGGTGCTTCTGGAGATCAAGACTTAAAGAAATCTGGTGAAGCATTCAAAGCCGCAGTCGGTACCGCCGCCGGACTTAACGCAGCTGGTTTGGCTCTTAAAGCTTTGACTCCTAATAGTAGACCACGTGATCCGGTTAATAACTACTATTTGACAAACTCTGAGAAAACTCTATTACAGAAAAGAGCAAATGAACTTGCCGTACCTGGAATAATTCCGTATGACGCTCTTGAAGAATTCCTTTACGTCCTGTGCACTATTAGTGAATACGAAGACTTGCGCTACATATCGACCGTAGTAGGAATTCCCGAGTTTGATGATAGAGACATGGTCAGGAATCCTTCGAAGCTTTTAAACGTAAGGGAACTTTATAAAATAGGTTACTTAGCGAATGGCGTTTGTGCTCTGACGAAGCAATTCAGTACAAATTATTATAATGCTTCATACGCAGCTGACTCGCAATCGTCAACTTTTGGTGCACTTCTTGGAGTAGCCTCTTTTAGTAGTTCACCTCTCGGTTCTTTATCAAGTGTTATTGGAATTCCGGCTGCGGTTGAATCACTTGGGTTAACTGGCGCCGATGCTACGGCTGCGATTGCAACTCTGACTTCGGCTGCTTCTATATCTCAGTTTCCAGGAATAAACATAATATCTAGTTTAGTAAATGATATAGCAAGTCAACTCGCGACTACTACTGCGATCACAAATCTACTTGGCACTCCTGCTGGATTCGGTGGAATCGCGGGTCAGATCGCACAATTGTCAACAGTCTCTTCTCAATTAGCTTCGACTGCAACACAGACTCTTAATGTAAGCACAGTTATAGCGAACCAAGGAATTGCTTCAGCAGGTCCACTCGCAGCTTCTATGATGTCTCTTGCAAAAAATATACGCAGCACTTCATTCTTTACGAATCAATTATCTTCAGTGACTACTTTAGCAGCTACTGCTGCAAAGTGTGGAGACGTAAATAGTCAACTCTCTAAAATCAGTACGATGACTGCGAGTTTAGCTACGAGTGTTGCATCGATAACATCAGCTATTTCAGCGATCACTGGTCCTGGAAATATCTCGTCAGCTGCTGCAATTCTTCAGAGGACTGGTGGATTTTCTACCTCAAGTCTACTCGCACAAATGACTCTTGGGCAGAGTGTTCCAACTTCTGTTCTCTTTAGAAATCCTATGATGCAACCACCATCATATGCTGGACGAGCTTTCTTTGGTGAAGGAATGACTCCAGGAATGGCGATCGATCAAATGTTCTGTAGAAGAATCGCTTCTTTTCCAACGAATCCATCGGGCTCAGGATTGATGTCGTTTCAGATGCAGAACTTCGGATCTTATGGTGGAGGAATGAGCATAACAAATATGCTTTCTCTAGCAACTTTAGGTCTACCGATTGCTCCAACCACGGGCGCGCTTGGTACACAGATAGCTTCGTTAGCGTCTTCAGTAGCAAGCATAATGGGTGGATCTACAACATCTATCGTCGATGCACGCAGAAGTGATAATGCGATACCGTTCATGATCGCTGCTTCTTCGGCGATGGTCAATGATACCAAGTGTCCATTCTCAACTTCAGTATTCTCTTCAGGCTGGAGACATTCTTGCTCAGTTGGGAACGAAGTTCAAAAATACAGTCCTTTATTCCTAGCAACAGCTATATCTAGTCTATAAATACAATTATGGCAATACAAACTATCAGATCAGAGTCGAGATATACCGACATTTATACTAACCTGGATTCTCATCCGGTTAGAAAGGATATCTTTGTTCTCAGCGACGGCGATGCCGTTAAGACTTCAATAAAAAATATATTGTTCACCGATAGGTTTGAACGATTCTTTAATCCTCTTTTTGGATCAAACATAAAAAAATCGCTGTTTGAAAACATTACGCCCAGCACTGAGATGGACGTTAAAATGTTTGTTACGACGGCTATACGTAACTTTGAACCTAGAGTTGATTATCTTGAAGTATACGTCAATGCCATTCCTGATGAGAATGGCTATTATCTAAAAGTAATATTTTCGATAATTAGTAATCCTCAACTAGAAACTTTAAACTTAATTCTCAATAGAGTAAGATAATGGCAAATAACTTCCTCACTGCTACTGAGCTGGATTTTGCCAGTCTTAAGAATAATTTAAAGACTTATTTGTCTGCGCAAACTAGATTATCAGACTACGACTTTGACGGCTCAAACATGAGCGTATTACTAGATTTGTTAACTTACAACACGTACTTAAACAATTTCTATTTGAATATGGTCGGCAGCGAAATGTTTCTCGATACCGCACAATTGCGTGAGTCGATAGTATCACATTCAAAAGAACTCAATTATATTCCTAGGTCTAAGACTTCAGCTAAAGCAATCGTCAATATAACTATTGTTCCGTCTGGAAGTCCTTCATACATCACGATTCCTAAGTTCTATAAAACATCAACTTCGATTGACAATACGACTTTTACTTTTTCTACCGATTCAGATCATATAGTCTATCCAACTGCAAATGGATATATTGCTTCAAACGTAGAGATCTTTGAAGGATCTATCGTAACAGAATTCTTCTCTGCCGCAAACAATTCTAAATACGTTTTACAATCTGAGAATATTGACACGAACTCAATAGACGTTACAGTCATTAACTCACAATACGATAGCGCAAATTCAATATGGCTCAAAGCTGAAAATCTTTATGGATTAACTTCAACATCAAACGTATACTTCGTGCAGGGTCAAGCAGCTAATCAATACGAGTTAGTTTTTGGAAATGATATTACTGGAAGAGCTCTGATAGCGGGTAACATCGTTAGAGTAAGATATAGGGACACACTCGGAGAACTTGGAAATGGTGCTTATAGGTTCTCAAAGGGAACTTCAATTGATGGATACTCAAACATCACCATCACCACAGTAACTACTGCTGCTGAAGGATCTGAAAGAGAGTCTAACAATTCTATTAAGTTCAATTCTACTAGGTTCTTTACGACTCAAGAGAGGGCTGTGACGGCGCTCGATTATGCTAACTTGACTAAAGCAAAATTTCCTCAGCTTCAGTCGGTCATAGCTTATGGCGGAGAAGATATGACTCCTCCCCAATATGGTAAAGTAGCTATTTCAGTAAAACCATACGGAACATCGGGATCTATATCTGACAGTCTAAAGACTGCTATCATAAATTATTTGAATACAAAGAACATTACGACCCAGGCAGTTATAGTTGATCCTCAATACTTCTACATTAAAGTAGACACTACAATCAGTTACGATACCTCAGCTACTAATATAAGCAGTGCACAAGTTTCTTCATTAGTTAGAAGCTCAATCATAAATTTTGCGAATACAACACTATTAGACTTTGGTGATGACTTGAGATACTCGAAGCTTGTTGGAGTCATAGATGATTGTGAAGGCTCAATCATATCCAACGACACAGAACTTAAGATCATTAAGCGCTGGAACCCAACTGCAGGATCCACGAGCACACTGACTTTTAACTTTGATAATCCACTGTACTCAGAACTTACGCTTTATGCGCTTCCTAACGGTCACGAGCATGCGCTGTATAGTTCTAACTTTACGTACACACACACCGATGGTAATGATTACGATTGCTATGTTGGAGACAATGGTCTAGGAATACTTAACGTATATACGAATCAGGTCACCGCCACAGGCTTTATTCGCACATCTTTAGCAACTATAGGAACAGTAGATTATACTACGGGTGAAATTGACTTAACCGTAAACATTAAGTCTTATCCAAGTAGTTACATCTCAGTTTATGGAAAATTAAAGAATAAAGACATCTATTCCGTACAAAATAAGTTTCTATTAGTTGAATCTTCAGATGTTACCGTTTCATTAACGCCATTTGTTGGTAACAATTAATGCTTCCTACCCTCGATAATATATCTAATCTAATTGAGAATCAGTTCCCAAGCTTCTATAAAGAAGAGGGACCGAAGTTCATTGCTTTCGTAAAAGCTTATTATGAATTCTTAGAACAAACTGGAAAAACTAACGATTTAAGTAGGAACTTATTTACTTTAAGAGACGTTGACACTACTACATCACAGTTCTTAGATGAGTTCAGGAAGAAGTACCAATACGTAGTTCCCAAAAACATTCCTGGTGACTCGCGTTTCTTACAGAAGCACATCTTAGACTTATATAGGTCTAAGGGATCTATCGATGGATTAAAACTTCTTTTTAGACTTCTTTACAACGAAGACATCGATGTCTATATTCCATCGTATGATATCCTAAAGCCTTCTGACGGTAAATGGATTGAGAGAAAATATATCGAGGGTTCTTATAGCAGTTATAATGAACTGTTTGAGAATAAGAAAATAACTGGTGCTCAATCGGGCGCAACTGCATACGTTGAATCTTTCGTAAAGAACTTCGTTAAAGGACGCGTTATTAACTTATTCTTCTTGAGCAACATTGAGGGAACATTTGTTGTAGGTGAAAGAATAGCTTATGACGGTCTTGACTTCAACTTGGCTCCAAAGATTCAAGGCTCAGTCGATTCCATTACCGTATCTTCTACGACTCCTAATAATGATATAGGTGATACTCTTCTTGTGTCTGCGGCTAATGGAAGTGGAACTGGATTAAAAACAATAACTTCCACAGTAAGGATTGCCGGATCTTCAAATGGTTCTATCGACTTTAAAATAGTTAATGGTGGAAATGGTTATACTACGACGCCTACTATAACTATTTCTGCTGGATCTAATAGCACTGGATCTGGAGCTACTTTTACTGGCGTGATCTTAAGTAACGTATCTTCGTTTTCATATTCGATAAGCTATATAAACAACTTAATTGGCAGGATTGCAAATCAATCTTTCAACGCTCTTACCGCAGTTGCAAATACCACTGAATACATATCATTCGCAAACAATACATATGCAAATGGTGACTACGTTCAGTATACAACCGCGACTGGAAATACTGCTCTTTCAGGACTATCAAACGCTAGTTACTATTTTGTTCGTGGAGCTAATTCGACTGCTCTTCAACTTGCTACGGGAAATACTTTAACTTACAATACAGCCGCTATAAATGTTACGGCTGGCGTGTCACAAAACGGTCACTTCCTTTCATTAGTTCCTACCACTAATTTAGCAATAAATTCTGTCTCTTATGGATCG